CCGAGCAATATCTCCCCGATCACCACCTCAAAGGTCCTAGCCGGTCCGTGTACGGGCCAACCGGAGCAGAATTGATAGGACTATGACCCAAACTAAAACGTCCCGTATTGGGGCTACTGAGCCTCGATTACATAGTCCCTACATCGAGGGCAAAAATCGCGGCGATGAGGTAGCGCAGCTAGCAGACTCGATCGGCCTACCCCTTTTACCGTGGCAAGATTTTGTAATCCGTGACATGACCGCTATCGATGATGAGGGTATGTTTATCCGGAAAACAAATTTAGTGTTATGTGCAAGGCAACAGGGTAAGACTCACCTCGCGCGTATGATGATGCTTGCGCACCTCTATTTATTCGACTCTAAAAATGTAATTATTATGAGCTCTAATAGATCGATGGCCTTAGACACCTTTAGGCAAGTGGCCTACGCTATCGAGGCTAATGACGGGCTAAGCAAGGCCGTTAAACAGATCCGGTTTGCTAATGGTACCGAAAGTATCGAAATGAAAAACGGCGCTCGCTTAGATGTAGTCGCAGCTACCCGAGACGGCTCACGCGGTCGTACGGCAGACCTTTTGTATATCGATGAGGTACGAGAGATATCCGAGGAGGGTTTTAGAGCTGCAACGCCTACGACTCGAGCTCGGGCCAATGCTCAAACCTTGCTTACCTCTAATGCCGGCGATGCGTTTAGTACCGTGCTCAATGATCTACGCGAGAGGGCTTTAAGTTTTCCACCTAAGACTTTTGGCTTTTACGAGTACTCGGCCCCTCAGTTTGCAGCTATTACCGATCGCGATGCGTGGGCAATGGCTAACCCGGCGCTCGGGTACACCGTTACCGAAGAGGCTTTAGAGGAGGCCGTAGCTACTCAGCCGGTAGAGACTACAAAAACTGAGTTACTTTGCCAATGGATCTCGTCCTCTCAAAGTCCGTGGCCGCATATGTCGGTAGAAAATGCCGGAGATAAAGATCTAAAAATGTCACCGGGTCCGCTTACTATCTTTGCCTTTGACGTGTCACCGTCGAGGCGCGACGGGTCGCTCACGATGGGCCAAGTCTTACCCGATGGCCGTATCGGTGTTGCCGTCCTTGAGACTTTTCACTCCGACGTATCCATCGATGAGCTCTTTATGGCTGACCATATTGCCAAGTGGTGTAAGGACTTTTACCCTCGTACCGTTTGCTATGACAAGTACACGACCGCCTCGATCGCCAAGCGCCTTGAGATTAACGGCATACACATAACCGACATCTCAGGGCAAAAGGGGTATCAGGCCTCAGGGGACCTACATCAAGCTCTCTCAAATAATCGCCTCGTGCACTCGGGCCAAGATGATCTCGTTAGCCATATGGCGAATTGCGCGGCAAAAGAGAGCCCGGATAGTTGGCGTATTGTCCGCAGAAAATCGGCAGGGCCCGTAGATATTGCTATCGGCTTATCTATGATCGTCCATATTCTTAATCAACCGATGGCCGAGGCTAAGGTTTACATATAAGACACGCCGCGCATAATCGGTTTTATGCTTGACAATTTGAGAAAATCCTACCTATGGGATTACTCCAAACTCTAGGGCTTAAGAGCTCTGCGAAACCTCAGGTAGAGGCTCAGTACGCACCTGCCGTAATGGATACCACGTACGGTTATGGATCATTTAATACCGGTAATTTTGGATATAACGGCGTAGGTATCGATCGTAACTTTGCGTTACAAGTATCAAGCGTTGCACGTTGCCGTAATTTAATTGCCGGCGTTATCGCATCTATTGATTTATCTCTTTATAAAAAATCTACAGGCGAAAAATTAGGCTCTCCGGTTTGGTTAGAGCAGCCGGATATCCGCCAACCTCGAAGCCTTACGATCGCTGCGACCGTAGATAGTTTGATTTTTTACTCGGTCGCGTATTGGCGCGTTACATCTTTGTACGCCGATGATGGCAGACCGTCCGGCTTTGAGTGGGTCGCTAATAATCGCGTTACATATACAACTAATCAATACGGTACAGAGATCCAAGATTATTTCGTCGATGGTAATAAGGTACCAATGGGCGGTATCGGCTCTCTCGTTACTTTCCAATCTTTGCTACCTGGTGTATTGCAGAGTGCAAGTACGACTATTAAAGCTGCCTACGATGTACAAAAGGCAGCGGCGATAAGTGCAGCTACACCAATGCCTACAGGTATTCTAAAAAATAACGGAGCAGATTTACCCGAGTCTCAGATACAAGGACTACTAGCGGCTTTTAAGAGTGCTAGACAAAACCGCAGCACCGCATATTTAACGAGCACTCTCGATTATGTCCCTACATCTTTCTCACCTAAAGACATGGCCTACTCCGAATTTTCTCAGTACCTCGCTACCGAAATTAGCCGCGCGATGAACGTGCCAAGTTATTTAATTAGCGCGGACATGAATAACTCAATGACATACCAAAATATTTTAGACGGTCGTAAAGAATTTGTAGCTTATTCTTTGCAGCCTTACATCTCAGCTATTGAGGATCGTCTATCGATGAACGATATAACAAACGGATCTAATCAGGTCCGCTTTGCCGTCGATGATACTTTCTTAAGAGTAGATGCTAAAGATCGTTTAGATATCATCGAGAAAATGTTAAACCTAGATTTAATTGATGTAAATCAAGCCCGACAAATGGAGCAACTAACACCGCTAGGAGATACAAGTGCTACTAACGTTTAGCCAAGAGATACAAGCCGCCGATACAGAGCGACGGATGATCTCCGGACTCGTTGCACCATATGGCGAGATCGGTTTTACAAGTGCAGGCCCGGTTATGTTTGAGCGCGGCTCAATCACTTACGCCGAAGCCTCACAAATTAAATTACTTATGCAACATCAAGCCGATAAGCCGGTCGGTCGCGCAATTAGTTTTAGCGACTCAACAGAGGGCGTTTACGGATCGTTTAAGCTTTCGAGTAGCACTCGAGGACAAGATGCGCTCGTATTAGCTCAGGAAAACCTAGTAAGCGGCTTATCCGTAGGGGTCGATGTAACGGCCTCTAAGCCAATGGGCGATTACCTGTTAGTGACGGCGGCGGTCCTCAAAGAGGTTAGCCTCGTCGAGAGTGCGGCCTTTTCTAGCGCCTCCGTAACTGATATTGCAGCCGCTCGAGCAGCGCTTGAGGCAGCTACAAGTACAAAAGAAAAAACTACAACTATCTCTACGACAATCGTAGAGGTCGAAACAGAAACCGAAAGCGAGGAAGCTGTGACTACAGCCCCTGAAAATACACCGGAGGATACTCCGGTAGATGCACCGGCAGAGGCTGAAAAAGTCGAAGCCGCTCGTAAGATCATCCGTCCCTCAGTACTAGACTCTCAGCGAGTACGTACACCTATTACATCGATGGGCGCTTACACAGAGCACAAGATTAAGGCAGCTCTAGGTAATGACGACTCAAAGCTTTACGTAACCGCAGCCGATGATAGCTTTGCTACAAACCCTGCATTTTCACCTACTCAGTACCTAGCCGAATTCCCAACGAATACTCGTTTCGGTACCCCGGCTATTGATGCGTGCAGCCGTGGAGTTTTGCCTACAAATGGCATGACCATAAATGTCCCATCACTCGTTACCTCAGCCGGCGGCGGTACAGGCGTTGCACCTGTAGTAACCGTTGAGCTCGAAGCCGGAGCGGTACAAAATACCGGGATGGAGACGGCTTACCTGACCGGTACCGTATCTAAGTACGCTGGCATGAATACGATCAGCGTAGAATTGTTAGAGCGCTCAGATCCTAATTTCTATGCAGAGCTAACAAATCAGCTACAAAACGCGTATCTAAAGACTCTCGATACAACAGTACTAAACGCACTAATCGCGGCAGGTCAATATAGCTCCGGATGCGATGCAGACTCAGCCGGTATCATTGAGTTTGCCTCAGACTCAGCTCGTAAGGTTTACGAAGCTACGGGTTACTTTGCTAATAACTACATCGCCAACGGATCACAATGGCAGCTACTTATGGGCGCTACAGATACTACCGGGCGACCAATCTACTCAGCATCTCAGCCAATGAACGCAGGCGGCTTAGTGCAACCGGGATCAATTCGAGGCAACGTACTCGGACTCGATCTCTATGTAGATAAAAACTTTACCGCTACTACTACTATCGATGACTCTGCGGTTATTTTGGCACCGGAAGCATTTACGGTTTACCAATCACCTACGGCGTATATGTCAGTAAACGTAGTATCAAACCTACAGGTACAGGTAGCTATTTACGGCTACATGGCAACAATCGCAAAGATGCCTAAGGGTATCGTTAAGTTTAACCTCAACTAAGTAAACCACTAATAGTCGGTAGGGCTCTTAGCCCTTTGAGCCCTACCGGCCCTAGTAAGTAAGGAGTATAAAATGCCTGCAACGTATGTAACAGAGGCAGAGTTACGCGCTAATCTCGGCATCGAAAATTTATACTCATCTAATACCGTCGAAGAAGTTTGCCAAACCGCGCAGGATCTCATAAATCAATTTTTATGGTTTGACTCTGCGCCAATCGTAGGAGCTAGTTTACAAACCAATATCGTTACTTTAATGGTCGCTAACCCGGCAATATTTAGCACCGGGCAGAGCGTGACCGTCAGCGGATGCGGCGCAACCTTTAACGGCACCTACACAATTACCGGCACTATCCCGTGGACGGCCGGTACGACTACTCAATTACCATCGATAGCATTTAATAACTACGCGTTTAATTGGCCTAACGGATATAGCTTTATCCAATATGCAAAGACGGCAAGCGATGTAAACTTTTTTAGAGTATTGCCATATGGATCAGCCATAGGAGCAGATCTTAAGACAAACACCTACGCGACTACTCCGGCCGTAAGAGAGGCCTCGATGATTTTGGCCGTAGATATCTGGCAGGCACGACAGGTTAGCCAAACCGGCGGCGTATCGATCGACGGGTTTAGCCCTAGCCCTTACCGTATGGGTAACTCTATGATCGGTAAGATCCGCGGACTTATCGCCGGATATATGAGCCCTAATGCGATGGTCGGATAATGCCGGCACCTATTACTACTTTACGAGCCTCACTAGCTGCGGCTCTTGCTAACGCTAACGTATGGAATACCTACGCGTATCCGCCTGCAACTATCACGGCTAATAGCGTAATCGTGTCCCCGGCAGATCCATACATAACACCGACTAATAACGATTACGCCAATATCTCGCCGATGGCATCTTTTCGTATTATTTGTAATGTGCCTATGTACGACAATCAAGGCAACCTACAAGGCATCGAGTCGATGGTCTGCGCCGTATTCCAAAAGTTAGCTGCATCGCCAATCGTTATGAATATCGGCGCGGTAAGTGCTCCGAGCGTTTTAACGGTGCAAAGCGGCGATCTACTAACTACAGATATTACAATCTCAATCCTAACCGAGTGGAGTTAAGCATGAGCCTAACCGATGAAGATATCGCCTTTCTTATCAAGATAGGGCAGATCACCGAAGCACCAAAAAAACAAACAAAAACAAACACACCTACTATAGAGAAAAGCGAGGAATAGGCAAATGGCCGTATTTCTATCAAACGGAGTGGTCGTAACCCTTAACTCGATCGCACTCTCCGACCATGTTACAAGCGCGACAATTAACCGCGTATTTGAGGAACTCGAAGTTACCGCGATGGGCGACTCATCTAGAAAATTTACTAAGGGCCTAGAGACAAGCACGATCTCTCTAGACTTTTTGAGCGATACCGCAGCGGCTAACGTAAACGCTACTTTGCAGGCAGCCTGGGGTACGACCGTACCAATCACGCTAAAGCAAACTAGCGCGACTACCTCAGCTACTAACCCTCAGTACGCTACGACTATTCTAGTAAATAACACTACAGATATTAACGGCGCGGTCGGAGATATCGGTACTCAGAGCATCACGTTTACGTGTAACTCACCAATCGTAATTACTACCGCACCATAACAAACTAACAAAGGGGCAAAAAATGGCACGACTCAAAATAACAAGGGCTACCGGCGAGGTAAGCGAGCATCAAATCTCGCCGCGTATTGAGTACGCCTTTGAGTTATACGCAAAAAAAGGCTTTCACAAAGCTTTTAGAGATGACGAGAAACAGAGCGACGTATATTGGTTAGCGTGGGAGTGCTTACGTACATCCGGCGAAACCGTAGCAATGTTTGGAGCCGAGTTTTTAGATACTCTTAAAAAGGTCGAGGTACTAGACGACGAGCCTTTAAGCTAGGGCGCGGCACTCTAACCTATTTGGTAGCGCAACTATCAATACGGTTAGGGGTCGCGCCTCAAGCGATACTCGACTTAGATGCCGAGATGTTTAAGATGTTAGTAAAGGTATTAAACGAGCAAGCGGAGGAGTCTAAAAATGTCAGTAAAACTAGACGGCGTTAAAGAGACTCTACGCGCTATCCGTAAAATAGATCCCGAGCTGCTTAAAGAGATGAATAAAGAGATTAAAGGCATCATGATCCCGATACGGGATAAGGCTCGAGGTTATGCGCCCACGTCTGCGCCGGGTGGCCTTTATAACTGGGACGAGGGTGCTTATACTAAAAAGATTACGGCGCGTAATTCTGCCTTTCGTACTTTTAATAGTGAGGGCCGTGTACGCCGTTTTCCACTTTACCAAGCCGAGGTAGCACGTAAAGGTATTTATTACTCAGCCTCGCCAAGCAAACGCAATAGAAGCGGATGGAGCTCTCAATACATCGTAGCTAATGCATCAGCTAGTGGAGCTATCTATGAAACCGCCGGACGTAAAAACCCGGGAGGAGATCCTAAGAGCCGCTCTAATAACCCGGGAGCCGGTGCAAACTTTATTAACCGTATGGGCCCTCTTTATGGCGATGGTAAAAGCCGCGGCCGTATGATTTTTAGAGCATGGTCGGAGGATCAAGGTAAAGCACAAGCGGCCGTAGTAAAGGCTATCCAAAACACGATCGCTGCCTTTAATCAAGGCCGTTACGACAAGGCCGCATAATGGCAAAGTTACCCGATTTATATGTAAACGCCGTTACTACTTTCGACGGTAAAGCCCTTACTAAAGGTCAGAAACAAATCGCAGGGTTTGAGAAAAATGTAAAAAACCTAGCTAAGGCTTTTGGTCTTACTTTTAGTGCAGCCGCTTTAGCTCAATACGGGAAAAACGCGGTTAAGGCTTTTGCAGCTGAGGATGCTCAGGTCAAGCAATTAACACAAAGCCTAAAAAATCTAGGTTTAAGTTTTGCTACACAAGATGTAAAACAATACCTCGACGTGCTCGAGCAGGCAACAGGGGTAAATAAAGATCAGCTGCAACCGGCGCTACAAAAGATTTTACAAACTACCGGTGATATTGCTAAGTCTCAAGAGATTTTAGCTCTAGCTCTAGATACCTCAGCCGGCAGCGGTCAGGATTTAGCTAGCGTTAGCCAAGTATTAGCACAGGCATATGTAGGTAATAACCGAGGGTTACGTACTCTTAATATTGGTCTTACTCAGGCCGAGATTAAAACGGCTAATTTTGCGGACATACAAGAAAAGTTAATAAAGATTTTTGGTGGACAGGCAGCGGTAGCGGCCGATACCTACACAGGTAAATTAAATAAACTGACTATCGCGGCTGAAAATGCAAGCGAGGAGATCGGTCGCGGTTTGATCGGAGCCCTCGAGGGCTTAGCTGGGGCAGATGGCAATTTAGATCCGCTTATCGATAAAATGAATAAACTCAGCGTAGCTACGGGCGATTTTATCTCCGTACTTTTTGGCGGTAAAACTAAAGATGGTTATAGTCTTAAAGATGCTATCGATATTGTATTTAGCGGCGGCGTAAAAGGTTTTGGTAATCGCTCTTTATCAGCTAGTAACCAAGATACACAAAGAGCAGATGCAGCGGCAGCGGCTAAGGCCACGGCTGAAGCGGCTAAACGTGAAAAAGAGCGCCTAGCCCTACTAAAAAAGCAAGCACTATTAGAGAAAAATAAACTTTCGTTATCAAAGGCTGCGGCCGTGTTTGACACTAACCGCATCTCTATCGCCGCGGCTCTACGCGCTACTTACGACAAAGAAACGATCCTACGCCTCGAGGCCCTACAGGCTATTGAGGAAGATAACGGCGAGCTCGCACTCAAGAAAATTAACGAGCTAGCGGCCCTGCAAAAAAATGCAGACATGGCCAAACTAGCCGGTATTACTCAAATTAGTAACGCAACCCTCGAGGCTATTAACACTCAATTACTTAACGAGCTTACCGCGATTGATAAATCAAAGATGGCCGAAACGGATAAAGAAAACGCTCGGCAGATTGCTTTTGGTAAATATAATGCAGCTATTACCGCAGCCGGTGAGTTAGCGGCTAAAGAAAGTTATAGCGAGCGCGTACAGATCCAACTAACCGAGATCGCTAAATTAGCCTCGCTAAGTAAGACTAGTAACGCATCTTTAACGCTTAATAAACTCCGTGAGTCTGAGGAGTTAGCGATGATCGATCGCGTAGCTAAAGCACAAAAAGCCGCCGATGATGCTCGACTTAAAGCTTTACAAGAATATGCCGCAGCTTTAGGCAGAATAGGCACCGGAGGCGGAGCCGTCGGAGGAGTAACGGGTACTACTCCCGGCTCGGTCGGTGGAGCACCGGGATCACCAAGCGGAGCGCCTGCAACTATCGCCGATGTAAAGGCTAAAGAAGCTGCCGATGCTATTAAGTATTTCGCGGACACAGTTACAGACACTTTCCAAACCGTCGAGGACTCAGGCGCTTTTAATGCTCTAGTTAAATCTTTTATGGGTGGAGCTATAAATTCATTTAATGCCGGTGAGTTTAGAGCTAACGAGGGTGGAGCATATGGTGGTTTGTCCCGTGGTGGTGCTTTTGATCGTGATGTAAAAGTAGAGCTAACAGTAAATAGCACTATCGCGGATCCGGAGGCTATAGCTCGTGCGGTTGAGGATGTACTCAATCAATCAACCTACCGAGGTACCTCAGTTAATAGAGGCTCCGGAGATTACTCGATAGCATGAGTACATGGCTCCCCGAGTGGCGCATAACCGTCGGTACTACCGTTTATACAAACGTCCTAAGCGTAACAATGGCAACGGGTCGCGATGATATCGATTTACAATGCAACGCCGGCTATGCCCGTATGGAGATCGTAAACGTAAATAATACGGCCTTTGACATCGACGTAACCGATGTACTAACTCTCGAGCTTAAGAATAGCTCCGGTACTTATGTGCCGGTGTTTGGCGGCGCGGTATCAGATTTTGGTATTTCGGTCCGCTCTCCGGAGGAGGTAGGCTTTATAACGATCGGTAGCATTTTGGCCGTCGGATCACTAGCAAAATTAACTAAAGCTCTTTTCCCGGATGCCTTGCCTAAAACCGAGGACGGCACTCAGATATACGACATACTCAATGAGCTACTTATTAACTCATGGTTTGAGGTAGCCCCGGCTCTTAGGTGGATGGACTACGACCCTACGACGACGTGGGCTAATGCAGAAAATGTAGGACTAGGCGAGATCGATCAGCCTGGTCTATACGAGATGATTAGTAGAGCAGCCGATCCGGCTAACAGTTATAACCTCTGCGCTCAAATTGCACAAAGCGCACTAGGACAAATTTACGAGGATAAAGCCGGGCGCGTTTGCTACGCCGATGCAGACCATCGTACGGCTTATCTATCGGCTAACGGCTATACGACTTTATCGGCTAATTACGCTACTCCGTCTAGCGTTAAATCTATCCTACAAATAGGCAAGATCCGTAACTCCCTCGTATTTAACTATGGCAATAATTACAATAATCAAGCTACGGCCCTCGATGCCGACTCCATCGCTAACTACGGCCGTTATCAGCGAG